CTCGGCTGCCCTTGCATACGCGGTATCGCCCTCGGAACCTCCAGAAATCGCCGTATCCGCCGCCTATAAGGTCCGGCAGATATATGGTCTTACTCGGCAATGTCATCAGCTCCCGCGAAAATAACCGGCTGCATGTTCACCTCTGCGTTAAGGTCCAGCGCCTGGGGTGCCTTGCCGAAAACAGCCTCGAAGAAGAACTTCTCTATGTCCGCCCTTATCTTCACCGGAGTGTCCGGGTCGTCGGCTATGGCCCTCAGCTTCGCCGGCGCGTTCTTTGCGTACAGCTCCAGCTCCACGGGCTTCTTGGGCCTGCCGTTGGGGTTGCCGCTCTGGCCCTTCACAAAGCGCCCAGCTTTATCCCTGATAGCAGGCTGCTTCTTTTCCTCAGCCACTCGCTCGCCCCCTTACCTCGGATAATAAAAAGCTCAGAGTTAAAAACTCTGAGAAATGCGTGTAGCTATGCTTTGTATACCCTGACCACGGCAGAGTTAAGTCTTTTTACCCATATTTTCGGGTCAAAAAGTCCAAAACTTGGGGTCAAAACAGCAAAAAGGAGGAGCTTTCGCCCCTCCCCTTTTCAAATCTTCCTACCGGTTAGGCTTTGCCCCTGTGGGGAGAAGCTGTCACCGCAGGTGACTGATGAGGGGCAATCCTTACCCCTTCATCATGTCGCATATAAACGCCATATTGCAGGCCATGTGCTTGTAGTGCTCTATGCCGCTTTCCTCGTCCTTGCTGCTGTGGTCCTCCAGGAACGCCAGCAGATGCCGCAGCAGAGCGTTTATGTACCGGCGCAGCTCCACGGTTTTCCAGTTGTCAGGGTCTCCGTACTTGGCATTGCCGTACATTCTCACCCGTGCTATGTCTCGCAGTATCTGTACCGGTACCAGGTCCAGCTCCAGCTTCCCCGCGTCCGCCTTCGCCTCCTGGCTGCGCTCCGGCTCCGCCTTGGTCTCCCACTCTACGTACTCGCGGTCCCAGCACTCGCTGCAGGAGTGGCCCTTGCAAAACGCATCCGAACTTTTCTCGCTTTCAAAACCACGTAAATAAGGGCAACTCAAAGCGGTCCAGCTACTTGTATCCAGCCCCATCTCTTTCGCCTTTTCTAACAGTGTCATATTTACCTCACTTTCTGTTCTGCGCCTTCGTGCGCTCCCACTGCAGCCTGGAGCCGTGCTGTGTCTGGCACTTTGCCGAGCAGTACAGCCTCTTACCCTGGACGGGGAAGGTCTTACCGCAGAACTTACATACCCTCGTTTTCTCCCTGGCCGCCTTTTTCTTCTCAAGGTTAGCCTTCACCTGGTCTCGCTGTGCAAGCTCCGCGCACTCCTTGGAGCAATACCTGGAGCGCTTCACGCCCTTGTACCACTTGCCGCAGCGCTGGCATTCCTTGGTTTCCTTCTCCGCCAGTATGGGCGTCTTAGGCTTGCCTCTCTTGTATGCTCCTGGCGCCTCGTCCGATGCGTAGCGCCATTGGTAGCCATAGGCGGATTTGCAGTTTATACCGCCGCAAGCAGCCCGTATGGTGTGGACGTTGACACCCAGGTGCTCCGCAGCCTGGCCGGCATTGTCGTAGCTGGCCAGGAAGTTGCCCTCCATGTCGTAGCAGTTTACCGCCTCTCCCAGCCGCGCCCCTCTTTTCTTGGGCTTCACCAGCTGAGCTCGTATCTCCTTGATAGGCGGCAGCTTGGCCCTGTCGGCTCTCAGCGCCTGCACGTACTTGCCGTAGCTCATGCCGTGCATGCGAGCCGCTATGACCATTTCCGATATAGTCAGTGTCATTTTACTTACTCGCCTCTGTTCCTTTCCTTTTTCGCCTTCTTGCATTCGTGCCGGAAGTACAGCCCGAGCGCAGTATATCCCGCCACTAATATGGCCAGGGTGATTATAAGCTCCTTCACGCCGCTGCGCCCCCTCTTAACCTTCCCCTTGAGGGGAAGGGGGACCGCGTAGCGGTGGATGAGGTGTAGGCACGTAGTGCCGTCAAAAGCTCCTTCATACCTTCGACCACTGCGCTGCTATGAACGTCAGCACAGCTATCAATATCAGCAGCCATGCCGTAACCTTCGCCTGCTTATCGTTCATTCTTCAGCGCCTCCACCATCGCCGCAATGTCCGGCTTAGCCTCTTCCATCAGCTCGTCCCACTCGCCCTCGTAGAGGTAGGTGGTCTCCACGTTCCCAACCGCCAGGCGCTCAATGTAGCCCTGGAGCAGAGGGAAGTCCTTCTCGTAGCAGTGGAAGCTGTTGGCTCTGTGGGTGTAGCTGCCCACCGGCACGCCCAGCTCGTCAGCTATGCGCTTCTGCAGCATTACCAGCGCAAAGGCGTTCATAAAGGTCGCCTTGCAGGCATCGTTGGAGCGGAAGAGCACCTTGCTGTGGAGCTTGCCATCTCGGATAAAATACTGAATGTTCTGCAGGCAGGCGGGGTCGTCGCTGCCCAGGTCTCTGCCCCAATCCCGAACATCTATCACCGCTCTGCGGCTGTCGGGGTTGCGGCGCAGCTCGGCAATTACAAGGGGTATCTGTGCCGCCATGCGCTGATGGTAGGTGTAGGGCCAGTTACCCTTCTCCACCTCAAAGTCCAGTATGCCGTCCAGCATCTCCTGGCGGTACTGCTCCAGCTCCCTGGGCCCGCCAATAAAGAGCCTGGATATCATGGGCTCGGTCAGCGGCTCCTCTACCACCATCGTCATGGCCAGCTCCAGCTGGCGCGTGTTGTAGTCAGGGCAAGGCGTCAGCTCCCCGTGGGCGTCCAGCCTGTAAAGCGCCCAGTGATATGCTTCGGGCAGTGTAAGCCCGTATGCTAATAACTCTTTCATTTCAGCTCAGCTCCTATCTCGTCTTTCAGTACCTTCTTCAGGTCCGCTATCGTGACGTAGCCCTTGCTATAGCTCTCGCATACGTCGTTTACTTCCTCCCATATCCGGCGCAGGTCCTCCGTCTCCTTGCCTTCCTTGTCCCGCAGCACGGTGAACATAACTGCCCAGGCGAACTCTATGGCCTCGCGGGTTCCCTGCTTCTTCGCCCGCTCCACGTCCGCCATCGTCGCCGGCCTCTTGTTCGGGTTCTTCTTCGGCTTCTTGTTACCCATTGCCGGCCCTCCTCTTATAATGCTTGCAGCCCTTCGCCGTTCTCTGTCTAACTGCGACCAACGGACGGCCATAGTAGTTCCGGCTGGACAGATGCTCCTGGTTTTTGCATTCCACGTAGCACTCGGATTTACCGAAGTACCCGACGGCTATAACGCTGTGCTCGCAGCTACCGCATTTACCGTCCAGGTTGGGCTCCGGTCTTACTTTTACCCCAGGATGTCTCCTATTCCATGCTTCGATTGCTTCTTCTTCCGTAACAAGATGCTGCAATGACACAGACATACCGCACTCATAGCAGTCGAAAATGTGGTAGTAACGTCTCGCATCAGCCCACTCACCGTCGAAATTAACTTCCCCACCGCAAAACGGGCACGGTTTCAAATCAGCCATCCTCGATACCTCCCATCGGTGTAATGGTTATCTCTACCCTGGGATTACCCTTGTCATAGAGCACCCTGCTGCCGTCGTGGCCCGCCACTATGCGGCTGTTGTCGTCGGCCAGTACGTGAGCCTTTACCAGGATGTCGCAGGTAGCCTCCAGCAGGTTATTAAGGTCTACATCCCGCTTGGTCTCCATGTAGTAAAGGCACTTCACGTTTACCGGCACTTCAATGGGCTTGTGCTTCGGGCACCGGAGCTCCCATAAGGAGGCCTCCTGGTATTTCTCAAATGCCTCGCTGGGCATAACGAAGGGTATCTTCCCCTTCTTGCATACGGGGCAGCGCCCGCCCTTGTAGAGGATGCGCTGGCTGTTCTTTTTGGTGCGAGGGTCGCCCGATATTACATACCGCAGCTCACTCATCCTCCCGCACCTCCAACCATTCGCCGGAGAAATACCACTCCACCAGCGCGTCCATAGCCTCTTCGCTCAGGTATGTGCTCTCCAGCACATGAAGCCCGCACTCTTTAAGAACGTGCTCCTGGGCGTCCTCAGCTGCCACATACTTGCCCTTCTCGGTGCCGATACCCTTATAGCCTATAAGTCCCTTCACTTTGCCTTCTCCCTGTTGCTTGCCACGGCGTTCCGCCCTCCGTAAAATACCCTCGCAGGCCTTCGCGCTTAAATAATACTTCTCCGGCGCGTTCGCCTCTAAAATCTGCGACAAGGTAGATGCGACGGCGACGCTGGGGGACTCCCCAGTATTGAGCGTCAAGAACTCGGTAAGCGATGCTCCATCCGTCACCCCTATAACAGTCGGCGTAGGGCCATCCGTTCTGTGGAACCGAAGGCATAGAGGCTGTCGGCTCGACGATTTTGATAAGCTCTTCGAGGACAACTCGGAAGTCCTCTCCTTTGTTGCTGCTGAATGCTCCGGGGACATTTTCCCAAAGAGCGAACCGTGGATATTTTCCATTTGTTGCTTCCCTCATTTCTCTGATGATGCGGACCGCTTCCATAAACAGACCGCTTCGTGTTGTTTCTTCGTCGCCGTTGTCGGTGTGCTTCAGGCCGGCTCTCTTACCTGCCACAGACAAGTCCTGGCAAGGACTGCCGAAAGTGATAACGTCAACGGGCTCCACCTCTCCGCCATTAACCTTGCTGATGTCTCCCAGATGCTTCATATCGTGAAAACGGCTGCAGGTAACTGCTATAGGGTAAGGCTCTACCTCCGAAGCCCATTTAGGTTCTATGCCACAAAGACTGCCCGCCAGCGGAAAACCGCCGGAGCCGTCAAATAAACTGCCGAGTGAGTACTTGCTCATACTGTCTCTCCTTCCAGAGCGGGCATGCTCATGCCCCCGCCAATTCTGTCCATCATCCTGCGCACGTCGCCGGGCAGCGCCATGTACTCCCGCTCTTTGGCCGCCACAGCTCTGTAGGAGCGCTGGAAGTTGGAGGCTATAACGGTTCCCACGGTTTCCTCGTCCATAGCCGCCCATGCTGCCAGCTGACCGGGATTGCCTACCATGCGCTTGAGAATAGGCGGCAGCGCGTCAAATTTGCGCTCTGCGCTGGTTTTTCCGTCAGTCTCCCCGTTGCGGTACATCATGCTCTGCGGGCTCATGGAGGCCCCGCTTATGGCCCTCTGGACAATCGCCCAGGCCTCCAGCTCCGTAAGCTCCTTCGGCTGCTGTATGCGCACTATAGCTTCCTTAATGGCTCCTATGTGAGGCGGGAAGCCCTTGCTGTCTCCGGCGATGTGTGCCTTCACTGCCATCGTCACCAGCTCGGCAGGCTCATCTGCAAACATGGTTGCCCACAGATTTACCACGCCCTCCGCGTCGGTCCGCTTCATATCCCTGTAGTAGTTGGGATATGCCGCCTTGAGCACGGCCATTATCGCCAGGGTTTCTTCTCTTGTCATTTCCCTCTCTCCTCCTGCATCATTTCGAGGAATGGATTAGAGGTCTCAAAGCCGGTGCTCGTTCCTCTGTACTGCTTCATTCCCCAGCCCTCCCTGTGGCACTTGCGTACCACCAGGTTCCAGTCGCTCCACTTATTCTTGTTGCGGGTCCGCTGTGCGCTTTCGTCCACGTAGGTAATGCAGCGCCGCAGCTCAGCCGCTCCAAGGTCTTCAAGCAGCTTCTCATGCTCCGCATCCGTCAGCCTTACCCACCCGTACTCACCATATTTGTGGCGAACAGGCTTCGGAGGCTCGGGAGCGGGCGCGGGAGACGCCGCAGGCGGCTCCATACTCTCTTCTATACTTACCTCTCCTACCCTATCCTTACCTAACCTAACCTGTGTCGACGGGTCGTCGACGGGCAGTCGACGGTAGGCTTTATTCTCGTCCAGAGACAAGGTGGCCTTCTCGTCCTTGTAGTTGGTTTCGTTGTAGGTATCCTTGCGGATGTAGTTGTGTATCTTCCAGTGCTTGATAACAACCACTCCGCTCTCAAAGGGGATAATGAACTTACGCAGGGCAAGGATGGTCAAATCGTCCTGGGACGCGCCTACCATGCGCATTATCTTCTTGGGACCGTTCACAAAACCGTCGTCGTCCGCCCTCATTGAAAGGTCGTAGTACAGCAGTCTCGCCGTTACCGGCATATCCAGGAAGGCGTCGCTGTCTATAATGGTCTTTGCAAACATTCTTCGCTCAGCCATGCTTACCCCTCCTCTCGCCGGCTCTTATAAGCTGGTCCAGGGTCAGGCCCAGGCGCTCAGCTATCATCATGGACGTGTAAAGGGTGGGCATGCCGCCCTGCCTTACGTAGTAGTCGTAGCTGCTCTTCCCTATGCCGCAGAACTCGCAGAACTCGTCTATGGTCATGTTCCGCTCTTCTCTCAGGGCCACCAG